TGCTGCCACACAATTAACATCCTCAATTGTGGTTTATTTAATAACCCCATCGTAAATTTATAGGATAACAAAACTAATATGAATAGTAACTTACTCAAAGAAGCAATTGCAGATGCACGTGCTGTTAAAGCAACAGCGTTGGCAAATGCAAAGGCCGCTCTTGACGAAGCTTTCAATCAGCGATTTTCAGCAGTATTTGCTGATAAGCTCAGAGAAGATTCGTCAACCGAGCAACCAGTTCCAGGCGTAGCTGAGACTGTTGAACCGAAAGATGCAACTCCATCAAAGTCGGATGGAACGACTGGTTGGAAGAAAAATGGCGATGCTGCAGCTAAACCAACTGCAAAAAACATTACGCCAAATACAATTCCTGCTGCTAAAGATGGCGGAGATGGAACGAAGGGTTGGTCAAAGGATAATAAGGGAAATGCATTTGATGGCACTCCAAACGGCATTAAAGAAACTGCCGATGCAGATGCGGATGACAGAGGGGAGTCGGTTGAAGAAACTGTCACAAATGAAGATTTGGATGAAATTATTCGTGAATTGGAAGCAGAGGCCGGCGGAGATTCTTCACCGGACGCTCTCGGCGGCGATCTTGACGGAGCAGGCGATCCTGGTGCCGGCGACGATCTCGGCGCAGATCTTCCACCAGCAGTTGATGCTGGCGGTGAACCGTTGAAGTCGGGAGATACGATTACTATCACGAAAGTTCCAGCAGCAGGTGCGGCTCCGACGGATGTTCCGCCGGCAGATCCTGGTGCTGATGCTGGATTGCCTGATGCCGGTGCGGATGCGGGTGCCGATGCGGCTCCTGTTGCCGAAGAAGATATCGATCTGAACGAGTTGATGGCCAGCTTGAATGAAGAAGCAGCTGCCGATGATTTGGATGAAGGTAGTAAAGAAGAGAAGTGTGAAGATGATGATGACAAGAAGGAAGTCGATGAATCTCTCACTAATCAACTCAATGAAATCACCGCACAACGGGATGAAGCCTACAAAACTGTAAAGTATTTGAAGGGACAACTTAATGAGTTCAATCTGCTGAATGCTAAACTGCTCTACACGAACAAGCTGTTTAAGGAATTCGGTATGGACCGTGGCCAGAAGATGAAGGTCGTGGAAGCATTTGATCTCACAAAAAATGTTCGTGAAGTCAAGATGACATACGCAAATTGGTGTGAATCCTTGAATTTCGGTGGGAAGGCCAAGAAACGAGTGACTTCTGTTACTCCAAATTCCTCGGTCACAACTATCACCGAAGGTTCTGCATCCAAGATTGTAGCATCAACGAAACCCACTGCCGTAATCACCGAAGGTGTTAACGACATGGCGATTAGATTCAAGAAGCTCGCTGGAATCAAATCGAAGTAATTGAGCAAAAACAAATATAGATAGATAAAATAAGGAAACACATATGGATAATGTAAAATCATTGTTGACCAACACCATGAATCCACAAGCTCGGCTTATGCAAGAGACCCGTGGATTGGTGGATCGTTGGGCGAAAGTCGGACTTCTCGAAGGTTTGAAGAACGACGTGGAACGTTCTAATATGGCAATCTTGCTTGAAAACCAAGCACGACAGCTCATTGAAGAATCAAGTGCAACCGGCACATCGACTAACTCTGAACAGTGGGCTGGCGTAGCTCTCCCATTGGTTCGTCGTGTATTCGCCGAAATCGCAGCTAAGGAGTTCGTATCCGTCCAACCGATGAATCTCCCATCCGGGCTGATTTTCTATTTGGACTTCAAGTATGGAACCAACCAAGGTCCATTCGCTAAGGATGCAGGTGGAACGGGCAGTGCCTATTCCTCGCTCTACGGCGGAACGGGAACCAAGTATGGTTCTACGGACGCAGCAACCGGTGGTTTGTATGGTGCTGGCCGATTCAGTTATACGTCAAACGACAAGATATTGACAAACATTACTTGCACGGTGGGTTCTGCTTCGTGGAACGACGTGAACTATGATGTCAACTATTCAGCGTCGGTGACTACAAACAGAATTTGGACTCTCACGACCACAAACTTCTACTCGGCATCGTCGGCTCAAGGCAACGTCTTTGATGCTAACGCAGTCCGTTCGTTCGTCCCATCCATCGCCAGCACATCATCGGGTTCATACAACACATACTTCCCAGCATTGACGAGAATCAATGGTTCCGAAGTCGTGTTCGTCATCTCCGGTTCGTTGTTCGGCGCAGGTGGAACGTCCCCAACATTGGCTGTAACATTCTCGGTTCAACCGAAGGATAGCAACCGTGGCGACTTTGAAGATCGTGGAACTCCAGATGCTACATTTGGATTGAACAGTGATATTGGTATTCCAGAAGTCAATCTCGAATTGAAATCGGAACCAATCGTAGCTAAGACCAAGAAATTGAAGGCCGTTTGGACTCCTGAATTGGCTCAAGATTTGAACGCATATCACTCGATTGATGCTGAGGCCGAATTGACAGCACTCTTGTCGGAATATGTGTCTATGGAAATCGACTTGGAAATCTTGGACATGTTGATCACTAACGCACCTGCAATCACAACGGAACGTTGGTCGGCAAAGTTGAATCGTGAAATTGTTGGAAACAACGACGGAACGTATTCAATCGTCGATCAAACCGCCGCTGGAACAGGTGGATATTACACCAAGGATACTTGGTTCAAGACGCTCGGAATCAAGATTCAAAAGGTATCTAACAAGATTCACCAATTGACTCTCCGTGGTGGTGCTAACTTCCTCGTCTGTTCTCCAGACGTTGCCACTATCTTGGAATCTATCCCAGGTTGGACAACCAACACGGATGGTGATCAAGCCAAGTTCGCAATGGGTGTTTCCCGAGTTGGTAACTTCCAGAACCGATTCCAGGTTTACAAGAACCCATACATGACCGATAACGTCATCTTGGTAGGCTTCCGTGGAAATAACTTCCTCGAAACCGGTGCAGTGTATGCTCCATACATCCCACTCGTTCAAAGCCCACTCGTTTACGATCCAGTAAACTTCACCCCAAGACGTGGTGTTATGACACGTTATGCTAAGAAAATCGTCAGACCCGAATTCTACGGCAAGGTGATGGTTGGCGATCTCAACACAGTATAATCATACTGATTGAATAATTCAAAAAAGAGGGTCAGAAATGACCCTCTTTTTTATTGCAACCATTTCATTTTCCCATAGAATTCTGGGTATTTATGGTTATATGAAAAGTGGTATTTACAAAATAACAAACAAATCAAATGGGAAATTTTATATTGGTTCTTCTGAAAACATAGAAGGTCGGTGGGATAATCATAAACAATATTTGAACGGTGGGTATCACAAAAACCCAAAATTACAAAACGCTTGGAATTTTTATGGAGTTGATAAATTCTCATGGGATATAGTAGAAGAAACGTCTCGGGAAAAAGAAATACTGTTAAACCGAGAACAATATTATTTGGACCTATTCAAACCGTATATGAGAGACATAGGATACAATATATGTCCTACTGCTGCCGGCGGGGATAATATAACTCACAATCCAAATAGAGATATATTCATAGAGAAAATGAAAACGATTTGTTCTGGTGAGAATAATCCTATGTTTGGAAAATCACATTCAAACGAATCAAAGCAGTTACAAAAAGACAAAGCTAAGGGAAGATTTTCATTGGATTGGTTTAATTCAAAATATGGCAACGAAATTGGGCAGAAAAAATATGATGAAAGGAGATGGGCTCTAAAGAATAGAAAAATAAATTACAGCAATCCAAGCACTTTAAAAGGAAAAACTTTTGGTCCTATGTCCGAAGAGAACAAACAAAAAATCAGAGATACAAGAAAGATGTTAAAATCCAGAAGAGGTGAACTTATGGATGATATTAAACGAGATGAAGAAACGGTGTTGAGTCTGTCCCACAAATACGGAATGAGTATTTATAGTATCAAATACTACAAAAGAAAATTTAAAAATGGGATGTTGTGACGGTATTTATACGGAAGAATGATAAAATTGAAGCATCTCGTTTTAGAAAATTTTGATTCCAACAAAGTTCACGGCCCCGTGACAGACATCACGCATATAACTCCGGACGAGTTGAA